GCCTAATCAATTGAAAGTCTAAAATGTTTCGTGATGAATTGCGTGAATATGTACGGCAGAATTCTCAGTCTGTGAAGATGCGAGAATCTGCTGTATATCCTGGCTTGTATGTGCTGAAGTACAGCAAGAAGGTCTTTTACAAGAATTCTTGGGATAACTTCTTGGAAGAATGTCGTGGTGCGGTCGTTGATCAGGATTTCAATCTGGTTGCTTATCCCTTCAAGAAAATCTACAATTTTGGTATCGAAAGCCGTGCGCCTTCGATCGATGTTGATACCAAGGTAACTGCGTTTCGTAAGGTCAATGGCTTTATGGCGTCCGTTACCTGGTATCGTGGTGATTTGTTGATCAGCACTACCGGTTCATTGGATAGTGATTATGTTGACATGGTTCGTAAAATGATCCGTGAACAATATAATTACGAAGATTGGTGTTTGGTTTTCAGCCGCAGCGATATGCAGGGCGTGACCTTTATGTTTGAATGTTGCCATGTAGATGATCCACACATTGTTCCTGAACGTCCTGGCATGTATTTGTTGGGTTTTCGGGAAAATGTGTGGGGTTCTCGGGTACAGTATGATAGTTTTACTCTGCGTGATCTAGCGAAGGAGTTGGGTTGTTATACGCCTGAATGTGTGATTTCTAATATGGGTAGAATTCAAGAGTTGACTAAGGAGTGTCGTCACGAAGGTTATGTGGTATACACCGATGATGGTCGGTCTACCAAGATCAAGAGTCCGTATTACTTGGTAAACAAGTGGGTGGCTCGTAATCCGCGGACCGATAAGTTGGTAGATTTGAAGAATGACATCAAGCGTAGCATTGATGAGGAATATCATGGGTTAATTGACTACATTCGTGAAAACATTGTAGAATATACTGATATGACCGAACAACAACGGTTGGAGTGGGTTAGGAACTATATGGAGAATGCTGTATGAACGCATGGAGTCATTTACCAAATGCCCAATCATATTGATAGGGTACTTGAGTCTGTAAAGTCACATCCTGAAATTTGGGGTGCGGCTTGGAATGAGGCTAGGCTTTCGGCTAGGTATGCGGCTTTGGGTGCGGCTCGGCTTTCGGCTAGATATGCGGCTTTGGATGAGGCTAAGTATGCGGCTTTGGGTGCGGCTTTGGGTGCGGCTAGGTATGCGGCTTGGAATGCGGCTTGGGGTGCGATAGCAGCACTAATCGCATATGACGACGCCAGTAAATATCTAGACATGCCTGTCGACCAACTACGTGTTTGGGCTATTCTTAGTGAAGACCCAGCAGCAATTCTATTGATTCCAGCAGTGGTTGCTTTTGAAAAAATTCGTGAATTGGAGTGTGTATGAACGCATGGAGTCATTTACCTAATGCCCATCATATTGATCGGGTACTTGAGTCAGCGAAGTCGCATCCTGAAATTTGGGATGCGGCTTTGAATGCTAGACTTGCGGCTCATGGTGCGGCTTTGGATGCGTCTAGGTTTGCGGCTTTGAATGCGTCTAGGGTTACGGCTTGGAATGTAGCTTGGGTTACGGCTTGGAATGTAGCTTGGGTTGCGGCTACGCTTGCGACTATGGATGCGACAGCAGCACTAATTGCATTTGATGATGCCAGTAAATATCTAGACATGCCTGTCGATCAACTACGTGTTTGGGCTATTCTTAGTGAAGACCCGGCAGCGATTTTATTACTACCAGCAGTGATTGCTTTTGAACGAATCAATGAATTGGAGTGTGTATGAACGCATGGAGTCATTTGCCAAATGCCCATCATATTGATCGGGTACTTGAGTCTGTAAAGTCACATCCTGAAATTTGGGATGCGGCTAGAGATGCGGCTCACAATGATTTGGATTGGTATGAGGCCACAGATGCGGCTATGAATGCGGCTAGGGAGACGCCTCATAATGAGGCTTGGGATGCGGCTTTGAATGCTAGACTTGCGGCTCAGGGTGCGGCTTGGATTGCGGCTCAGGATGCGGCGTGGAATGCGATAATCGCCCTAATCGCATATGACGACGCCAGTAAATATCTAGCCATGCCTGTCGACCACCTGCGTGTTTGGGCTATTCTCAGTGAAGAACCAGCAGCAATTCTATTGATTCCAGCAGTGATTGCGTTTGAACGAATTCGTGAATTGGAATGTGTATGAAACATCAATGGCGTAATGACGAAACAACATTTGGTATGCCTGATCTAACTTATTGTAAGGTTTGTAATACAGTAGAAACTGTGTATAATACCAAAGAAGAATGTCCAGGAGTCAAATGTATCAAATGTTTAAGCCCAACTGAATGCGATGGTGTAAACTGTTTACAACGACTTCCAACCGAAAGCCAACCACTGATTTATCGTTTGCGTAAACGTGCAGAGATTCGTAGACAAATCCCAGGCAGGAAAAGTGTAGAAGAGGGCAAGGCTGATCGTATTGCCGACTTGTTAGAAGAGGCAGCAAATAAACTTGAACAAACAAACTTAAAGTAAATAACATATGAGTATACTAAGAGAATATTCCAGAGACAGTCATAATTTAGTTGAATCAACAAAATTCATGCGGGCAATTTTTGAAAAAAAGTTGCCAATGAATTTGTGGTATGATTTTGTTTATCAAAAATCGTTATTTTACAAAATCATAGAAGATACCGCATCAGCGTCCAAGTACACTAATGATTTTATTGAAATCAATAGATCTTTTTTATTGTATTTAGAATGCAAGCATCTATACAGTGATTTAAAGTATCGTGATGAAGCCATTGAATACTTTAAGTATTTAAAGTCAATCAATGTAGGTGACAGACGAATCCTAGCGCACCTATACACCTGGCATATGGGCGACATGTATGGTGGGCAGATGATTAAGAAAGTTCTGTCGTTAGATAGTCCCAGTTTGGATTTCAAGAATAGACCAAAGATCATTGAAAAATTAGAAAATCTATTAGATATTGATTTGGTAGATGAAACTAATATTGCATTTGATTGGGCACACAAAATTTTAAAATCATATGATGTGGATTTAAGTCAATGAAAAGTTTTAATCATGTTGAAGACTATATTGAATATATAGGCGGATACAAAAATTTCACTAACAGTATTCTGAATAAAAAAAATATAAATTTAGCACGTTATGATGTTGCTATAGTAGATAGTTTTTGCGAACAGATACTGTTTAGAAATTTGGCATTTTCGCAAAAACAGGCAGACTTGGCAGTTTCACTAATCAAAAAATATAAAAAACAACTAGAGAAGTTTGGCATAAATGTACCAGACACTCTAGATCAATTCAGACTGCCTATAAGAAAGGTAGATCAAACTAAAATTGTAGAAATTGATCATGAAAATAACAAATTTAGTATTAAGTTTCCATACAATCAGGATCTGATATCTAAATTTAGATCATTAAACAAGAGTAGCGACAATGACGTTTATGCTAGATTCAATTATCAAAATAAAACATGGGTATTACCACTAACTGAATATAGTTTGACATATATCAAGGCTTACTGCAAGGATAATGAATTCGCTTATTCAGATGAGATACAAGATTTATATGCGTCAATAATTGAAATTGAAAATCAACCATATAAAATAGAATTAGTTGATACCGCTGATGGACTTCAGATCACTAATGCTCATCCATCTTTGCTCCTTTACATAAAAGCCAATGTTGGAGATTTAGATTATGTCAATTTACCTAAATTAATTGATTTATCTACCACACTGGGTTATACTGTTCATGAAGATTTAATCAAGAAATCAAGTCTTGATTTGCCTGATTTTGTTTTACAAAAAACAACAACTATAAAATTAAAAGACTTTGATATTAAACAGATGATGGACTATGCTGAAGAATTTGGTAGAACTCCAGTATATGCATATCTTAGTTCATATAAAACTCTGAGCAGATATAAGCATGAAAATTTGATTCATTTGGATAAATCTTGGCCTGATTCCTCCGTGCCTGTTAAACTGTTTATATCACAGTCGCCTGTGTTGATCGGAATAAAGAAAAGTACAATGCTAAAAACAGCAGAAAAAATCATAATCGTAGAACATGAAAACATGTAAAATAATCATCAAGGATGAAGTCAATCTAAAAATAGATGGTCTAGAATTAGCAGAACGCAGAGCGTTAACCAAAAAGTTTGAATACGAAATACCTGGCGCTAGATATCTACCCAGTGTGCGTTTAGGTAGATGGAGTGGAAAAGTATCCTACTTCAGTGTAGGAGGAGCATCCTATATCAACTTATTGCCAGAAATTATTCCAATAATTGATGCTGCTGGTTATGACATAGAGATTGATGATGTACGCAGTTATTCTACTTCGTTTGAATTTAAACCCATAACTGAAAATTCATTTTCACATATTTCATGGCCAGAAAAACATAGTTTAGCAGGCAAACCAATTGAATTACGTGATTATCAAGTTGAGATAGTTAACAACTTTCTAAAAAATCCACAATGTATTCAAGTAGCACCAACCGGTGCAGGCAAAACATTGATTACTGCTGCATTAAGTTCATCAGTAGAGCATCATGGTCGTTCTATTGTCATAGTTCCTAACAAATCGCTGGTAACACAAACTGAAGCGGATTATATCAACTTAGGACTTGACGTAGGTGTATACTATGGAGATCGCAAAGAATTAGGCAAAAAACATACAATATGCACATGGCAGAGTGTACTAGCAATAATTAAAAACACCCAGAATGGCGAAGCAACTTATACCATACATGACTTTCTTGAAGATGTTGTATGTGTTATTTGTGATGAGGTACATGGCGCAAAGGCCGATCAACTGAAATCAATGTTATCAACAGTAATGGCACATATTCCAATTCGATGGGGGTTGACTGGTACTATTCCCAAAGAAGAATTTGCCTCTACTGCGCTAACTGTTTGTATCGGACCAGTTATCAATAAACTTACCGCAGTTGAGTTACAGGAAAAAGGTGTACTTTCAAATTGTCATGTAAACATACTTCAACTACAAGATCATCGTGAATTTTCAAATTACCAAAATGAACTAAAATATTTGTTAGAAGATGGTGATCGTATAACATATATTGCTAGTCTGGTATCTAAAATATCCAAATCTGGCAATACGCTAGTCTTAGTTGATCGCATATCAGCGGGCGAATCGTTAGTAGCAATATTGCCTAATTCTGTATTTGTGTCAGGTAATACTAAAAACAAAGATCGTCAAACAGAATACGAAAGTATATCGGATTCAGATGGCAAAATCATCGTTGCAACTTATCAGGTAGCCGCGGTTGGAATCAACATTCCTAGAATTTTCAATGTGGTATTGTTAGAGCCAGGGAAATCGTTTGTTAGAACCATACAGTCAATTGGCCGTGGTCTGAGAAAAGCACACGACAAGGACCATGTTGAAATTTGGGATGTTAACAGTTCATGTAAATTTTCAAAACGCCATTTAACTAAAAGAAAAGAATTCTACAAGGAAGTAGAGTATAATTACACAATAGAAAAGGTAAACTGGCAACAATGAGATTATTAGTATTAGAAAACAATTCAAGTTTTGAAATCAACGAAATACCGGACGAGGTAGATGACATCAGATTTTGTGTATTAGACAACAGTGATGCAAAAAATCCAGATTATTTTTTTATTCCTCTGATATTTCTAGAAAGTTTCAATGCACCAGCACTGGTTCTCAGAATAGGCGACAGCGTAATCAAGATGCCTATTGATTGGCAATTATTGATCGGTGAATCTGAGGTAGGTGATTTAGAGGTAGTACCACTGACATCCATTAATGATCGTGGCTTTAGTGCATTTGCTTTCAATCCACTTTCAAGTTTTAGACCGACATTTTTACCAGTCGAAGTCATTGACATTTATCAAGATGTGAAATGGTATTTTCCCAAATTGAAGTCAGGCCAATTACTGGCAGTGCCACTGGAAACAAATGTCAAGGGTTCATTGTGTGCATATTTTGTAAAAGATATCAGTAGACAATGTGAAATCGTTAATTATACTAAAGCATGGTAAAATGAATCACGATTCAGAACTATTATCAAATATTTGTCGTCTGGCAGAAATATTTCTAGAAAGTTATCCAGATCATAGTGTAGAGATTGAAACATTCATTAAATGGATTTATTCTCAGTACGGATACATTTACCCACATGAGTGACAAACTAAGTTTAAACAATGAACTGTCCTGTCTTAACAAAAAAGACAAAGGATTTTACGATGATTTGACTGACGAAGAAAAGAAGAAGTTTAGTTCTTATCTGTTGCTGAAATATTGTGCAAACGTAGAAGGTGATCCTGATCTACAAGAATGGTATTTACGTGCAACAAATGAATACGTAAACGTTAACTTTTTTGATTTGAATGATCATCCAAAACTTCAATGGTTACTATTGACTGCGGTCAGTCCCAACATGGGTAATCATAGACATTACTGGATGAATTCCAAGAAAAAAGACAATTCAAGTAGTAAAAAAATCAAATTTCTGTTAAAATTATATCCAACATATAAACTCAAAGACATAGAGTTATTGGCTCAAATAAATACTGATCAAGACATCATCAATCTAGCGATTGATGCTGGAATGTCTGATCAAGAAATCAAAAAAGAGTTAAAGTAATATGCTTTCAGAGGTTGTCAGTGCTTACATAGAAATGAGTAAACTAGTTCCTAAAGTTGAGGCAAAATATACCTGTAAGTATTGCAAAAAGTCTTTCATAAAAGAATCTACGCTATCTACACATCTATGTGAAAAGAAGCGTAGATTCCAACAAGAAAAAGAACAGGGTGTTCAATTAGGATTTCAGGCATATCTGAAATTCTACGAGGTCACACAACCTAGTGGCAAGAAAAAATCATACGATGACTTTGTAGACAGTGATTTCTATATAGCATTCGTCAAGTATGGCAGACATCAAGTCGGTATCAGAACCATCAATTTTGCTAGTTACACTGCTTGGTTGTTAAAAAACAACAAGAAGATAGACAACTGGACCAAAGATGATCTATACTTAGAGTGGATGAAATCTTATCTGTTGAAAGAGACAGTAGAGGACGCACTGGATCGCTCTTTCAAAGAGATGCAACATTATGCTGATGATGATGCTATTTTAGCAGACAATTTCAACAACTATTTTAGACTCGGCTCAAAAAATAGAATTGTAGATCATATTCGTTCTGGCAGAATTAGTCCATGGATCATATATAATTGTCAGAGTGGAATAGAGTTCTTAGACAACTTAAATGAAGAGCAGGTGAACTTGATACTTCCATATATTGATCCAGATGTATGGCAGAAAAAATTCATTACTAGCAAATCTGATGTCAACTGGTTGAAGTCAGTACTAAAGGAATCAGGGTTATGAACGAAGTACATGTTAATGTTGAAGGCCTTAATGACGCATATAAACTTTTGGATAAACTAGCAGAGGCAGGATATTCAAAGCAAGAAGATTTCACATGGGAATACAAAAATCATATTCGTGAATTTTCCTTTGACCAGCCTGAAGTAAAGCAACGTATTGTTACATTTTGTTTTAATGATCCATTAGTTGCATGTTGGTTTAAGTTAATTACATGAATAACGTAAAATTTTCTAGTGATATTGACATAGATTTTGCATCCCGTGATGATGCTTTGAAACTGTTGAAACATGTTCCCGCATCTATCAACAGAGACGGCAAATGGTCTAAGCACAATACTGGAGTATACTTCACAGATATTCCAGTAAATCCTGACAATGGCAATGCAAGTATAGACTATGAAGTCGCAGAGGATCGTGGATATGTAAAACTAGATTTTCTAAACGTACATGTTTATAGTTTAATATCCAGTAAAGAACAGTTAAATCAACTGTTAGCGCAATCGCCAGATTGGAATAGCATATATAATGCTGATTTTTGTTCAAAGGTTATTCATATAAACAATCATCACGCAAGTTTGATTAAGATGCCAGAGAGGATAGATTCTATCACAAAACTGGCAATGTTCTTGAGTGTAATTCGTCCATCTAAGCGACATCTAATAGGCAAAAGTTGGGATGAAGTAAGTAAAACTATCTGGGAAAAACCCAGCGATGGTACTTATTACTATAAAAAATCACATGCCGTTGCGTATGCACATTTAACTGTGGTACATATAAATTTGTTAAATAATCTTTCTAATCAAAGTAATTGATTTTTTCTTGCTACGTTTTTGTGCTGCTTCTTTTAGGCTAAGAACTGGACCATATTTAATAATAACATCTTTGCTATTAAACGTTTTAAGCGTGGGTCTGAATTGTATCCAATCTGATTTAAGAAATATATTGATTGGTACTAATCTATTGCTTTCCCACCACCATATTTCTCCTAGTTCTAGATATAATTTCTTTTGATCTTGAAATTTAATCACGCCATAATCATAAATACTGGTAATTACATCATCTAAATTTTGTATTATCCCAATATATTCTTGTCCACCATAAGTGATATAACTTAAAAACGGATAAGAATCTAGTAATTCTTTATAATTTTCTTCCATTCCAATATTTATTTATTGGATGGAAGACTATTTATTTCTGCCGAGATTGTAATAAATACAAGATGCAAACAATAACAAGTTATTATTATGATAACACCATAGAAGTACAGTTAGACGTATCTGCGGTGGGATTAGATATAAACACAAATCAAAGGAACAGAGTTGTGTACACACGAACAATACAAATGTATAAGAACATTAACAATGTTCTAAAATTTCAATTTCTTAATTCTGAACAAAAACCTATAAACTTGGGTGATCGACCTGCTACTTTTAATATAGTGGATGATTATGTATTTGCAAATGCCAATGTGGTTTTAAGTTCAAATATTACTATATACAATAGTAGTCAAGGCCTTGGTTACACTATTATTTCTGGAAATGATTTAGTTCAATTAGATAGAGAAAATTATACATACAATGTAAAAATAAACTCAATATATGGAAATGTAGTAACGTATGTTGATGACAACTATAATGCGGTAGGACAGATTTTTTTAAGTAATTCAGCATATCCTATAGATCCACCTGTTTCGCTTGATCTTGGACAAATATCTGATCCTACAATCAGTGCTATATATGATTTTGGAAACATTTAAGGATTAACGATGGACAGTTTGTTAGACATACCAGCAGGACCGCAAGGTCCACAGGGACCTAGAGGTCCACAAGGTCCACAGGGACCGCAAGGCATACAGGGTCCTCAAGGTCCACAAGGACCGGCTGGAGTCAGAGGAATGCAGGGTCCTCAAGGTGTAATTGGTCCGCAAGGTATACAAGGTCCGACTGGACTACAAGGACCACAAGGACCGCAGGGACCACAGGGAGTACAGGGACCACGTGGCCCAATTGGGCCAATTGGTATAGAGGGGCCGCAGGGTTCACAAGGCCCACAAGGGCCACAAGGAGCACAGGGTCCGATTGGCATACAGGGACCACAGGGTCCTCAGGGAACACAAGGTCCACAAGGACCACAAGGCGATCAGGGAATACAAGGCGACACTGGACCACAAGGCCCACAAGGACCACAAGGATCAATAGGTAATACAGGACCACAAGGACCACAAGGCCCTCAAGGTCAACAGGGACCTCTGGGAATAGAAGGACCACAAGGCCCACAAGGTCCACAAGGCCCAGAAAGCACTGTGCCTGGTCCACAAGGACCGCAGGGTCCCGCTGGACCACAAGGTCCAAGTATAACAGTAGAAAATGATAGTGTTGTACTAACTACTAATCTACAGAGTTTGAACTTCGCTGGCAATGGAATAATTGCTTCAAACATAGGCGATGCAGTCACGGTCACGTTTGAAGGCGTTCAATCGTCAATATATGATTTAGGCAACATCAGCGGAAGTTTCACACCTAACAGAACTCTAGCAACAGTTCAAACAGCCACATTGACTGGAAATATAGACTTACAAGTACCAGAAAATATGGACATAGGAGAAAGTTTGACACTTATTTTCACGCAAGATGAAGTGGGTGGTAGAACATTAACTGCTAATTCTAACTACAAATTTGCCAGCAACTACAAAGTTCTTAGTTTTAATGCAAATAGTATTGATATGCTTAATATGTTTTACGATGGATCCAGATACTATGTTGCACTAACTACGGGATATGCTTGATGTTTTATGGTGTTAATAAATTAGGATTTGGATTTTTGCAACCAGATCGTGGATACAAAAAAACAGCAATTATTTTTTATGATTCACTGACAAACGGTCCAGGTGGTGACACTAATTATTATGCATCTGGTGCAATAAATCCAGCAACTGATATATATCCAGTAATTGCAGCACGTGAAACAGCACTGGGCTATGATAGTATTCTGGTTACTAGTTACGAAGATTTACTAACATATAATCTGTATGATTATGCTCATCTGTGGGATATAGGTTATGCTAGTCCATATACTACTAATCCATCTGATCCAACTAGTAGATTGTATCAATATATACAATATGGTGGAGCAATGTTCATATTAGGAGAAAATAGCAATTTTGGAGCACGTGATAGTTCAATAGATGATTTTATAACTAATATCGGTGGCGGCAGTGTTGTTCGTGGCAGCACTGATTATAGTGGTTCTAGTATCGAAGTAACGGTAGAATCTAAATTCTTGCTATCAAATAATGATAATAAAGTTACTTTTGCAAGACCTGGCACATTTACATCTGTTGGCAATGGAACACCCATGACTACGCCATTTACTGACAGTGAATATGTTGCAGTAATGTGGGAAACTGGATCATTGAACTCTGCTAATGCTGGTGCAATAATTTCTGTGTTAGATGTCAATATTTTTGTCAATAGATTTAAAAACTTGAATTTTATTGATAATATGTTACTGTCTATGAATAGACTATAAGTGATAAGTAATATAAAATGGATGAAATATGAGCAAAACAGTACAATTTAAACGAGGCAATGCTAATGTAAGCACAAGTTATGTAGGTGCACAGGGTGAAATAACCATTAATACCGATAACTATACGCTAAATGTGCATGATGGTTTAACGCCTGGTGGTTATTCTATATTAAACACAAACGTAAGTAATATAGGAAACTTAGTCGTCACTAATCAAACTATAACAGGCACTGCTCCTAATACTAATATTACTTTATCTCCAACAAATGCCAGCGTGGTGTTAACATCCAATTTAGTAACACCAAACATTGATATAAGAAATTATACTATCAGTTCAACAACAACTGGCAGTTCTTTGACACTACCATCCAGTACAGACAGTTCTGATGTTGAATTACGTAACAATACTAGTAATATTAAATTCTCCACCGTAGATCAAACAACATCAATAGTATACACAATGACGCTAGACAGGAATAGTTATCTGACACTTCCTGGTTACATAAAATCTACACTAGGTGAGGCAGAAATTCAATTCGGTGGAACACAAGGTTTGTTACTGTATGCTGATTTTTCAACTGGCAGTACAGGAATATCCCTAAACGATGTTGGACAAACTCAGATGTTTGCAAATTCAAACATCTCAATCATAACTGATTATGATGATACTACTAGAAGTTGGACGTTTGATACTTCTGGGAATTTAACATTCCCTGACGGCAGTGTACAGTCAACTGCATATATTGTTGAAGAAAATCCATATGGTAATAGCAATGTAGTTTCACTACTATCTAATTTTGGCAGTAATGTCATCAATACATCAGGCAATATAACTTCTGGTAATTTATTAATATCTTATTTGGAAGCAAATACACAAAGCGTGATACAAACACTGTCAAATGCTGATATGCGTTTAACAGCGACAGATGGCATCTACAGTTCAAGTATATATTTGTGGGCGAACAATCAACGTATGAGTTTTAATACCGTATCTAATGCGTTTGATTTTAACTTCAATGGTCAATTAAGTGCTACAGACTTTACCGCCAGTAAAAATAGTGCTTATGGTTACAGTTTCTATGCAGAAGGCGGCGGTTATAGTGGTATGCGACATATATCTGGTCCACCCGACTTAATAACAATAAATCACGAAGGTAATGTATTTGCAGGCTTCTACGGTAATTATACCACCCATATCTATGGTAATTTAGTAGTCAGTTCAGATGGAGAAACTTTTGGTAGTTTTCCAGACGCATACGCACAAGTATACTCTAATGTAGATAGTTATTCGCAGTTTGTGTTACAGAATGTCAGTGATGGCACTAGTGCTAGTACTGATTTAGTTTTAACTGCTGATAACGGCAATGACTCATCATACTATATAAATCTAGGAATAGATGGAAGCAATTACTCTGATCCATCATGGTTCGGTGATAGTAATTCGTCTAATGATGGATATTTAGTTGTAGTAGGCAACGATGCTACTGGACCAAGTACTGGTAATGTTGGAAACCTAATTCTAGGCAGCACTAACGGTATTGTAAAAACATTCGTTGGTAATATAGCAGAAGCAAATGTTATTACCGTTGTGAATTCTGAAGGATTAACCGTTACTGGCGACATTACAGCAAACAATGTGGAAATCATTGGTAATCTTGCTGTAGGCACTGGAGGAAATCTCAATGTAATGACTGTTAAGACAGAAGGCGGAGTGATTAGCATTGGCAATCAAATGGATGGCACCTTCGTAGTCACTGATCCAAACTTTGATCCTAGCATATATGTAGCCGGCCAACAGTTTTATATTACTACTAATGGTAATGCTGCCTTTCAGCAATTCACATTTGGCGTCAACGGCTCTGCTAATGTAGCGTTTCCAGGCAATCTAAGTCTAGGTGACGGCACTGACTCTGAAATCATCAATAGCGGAAATAACGTAGTAATAACTGCCAACACAGCGAGTTGGATATTTAATACCGATGGAACATTGACAGCGCCTGGTAACGTTTCTGGCACTAACTTTATAGTGTCTGAATCTATAATTACAACTGGCGCTAGCCCTGCTCCTGTAATCAGCGGATTTTCTTCAGTTTCTGCAATTAACTTAATCGCTTCAGGTAATATTTCAGGTAATGTTAACGGTTATAGCATTGGCTATCGTGATATTCCACAAGTTATATTCACTAGCAATTCTACTTTATCGTTAACTGACGCGGGTAAACATTACTACAGTGCTAACAGTGCTAATGTGATTACTATTCCTAACAATGCTACAGTAAATTTTAACATAGGAACAGCCGTTAGCATAGTACAAGAAGGCACTGCGAACTTAACAATAACACCAGATTCTGGAGTTACCCTATATCTGGCTGGCAATAGTACAGCCGGATCAAGAACATTAGGTAATTATGGTATGGCTACGCTGATGAAAGTAGCAACGGATACCTGGTTCATTAATGGTACTGGAGTCAACTAATGGCAGGTATTATGTTAAGCGCCATGAACTCTATAAACAGAGTTATTGCGTCACCAGCGCCGCCAGTACCATTTGAAAATCCAACATTAACATTTGGATCGGCGGTAACCACAGTCGCTCAGAGCCCATTTGGTAGCGGCAATAGTTATCGATTTTCTAGTAGTGTCAACAGTTATATCACTACTCCTGGCAGTAATGATTGGGCAGTTGGCACAGGAGATTTTACAGTTGAATGGTTTAGTTATCAAAGTGATACTTCACAGTTTCAACGAGTATTTTCCGTCGGAGATTATCCTAACATAAAAATAGGTGTAAGCATTGAATCTAGCATCTTTTATTATTGGGCAAATAACTCTTTTAGATACAGTTCAAGCGGTGCAACTACTGTTAACACTTGGTACCACTTTGCAGTAGTACGCAGCAGCGGCACTACCAGTGTATATAAAAACGGAATTTTATTAGGTTCTAGTTTTTCAGATACTAATAATATTACAGATAATACAACAACCTTCGTAGTAGGCAATACTAATACGTTTGCAACTAATGCAGCATTTGTTGGCGATATAACTAGTTTTAGATTTATCAAGGGACTTGCTGTATATACAGGCAATTTTACGGTGCCTACCAGCGCATTAACTGCAACTGCTAGTGCAAATCCATACGGCGGAAGTAATACCGCAGCAATAGAAAGTGGATTTACAAAACTACTGTTAACACCATAATGGATAAATACTACTATGAAAATAGCCGAATTACTTAAAACATTTGATGAACTCAGTGCATTGGAGCCAGCAAAGAAAAAAGATATACCCTCAGATGATGATGACGGTGTAACAGATATACTTGTATTGTCTGGCATAGGTAAAGCAACCACTGAACCCGATGAACACTACTTTCCATTAAGTAGTGCTTATCCAGCAGGCGATGATATACATCATAGTAAAAATCCAGCCGATATGCGCAGTGATAGTGTCAGTCTTTACCCAGGATATGGAGCCACTAAATAATGGCAACTATATCACTGTCAGTTCAAAGTTTGTTGAATACGGCGCTATATGATACTTATGTAGTTGCAACTACCGACACGGTTGGCACACTTAAAGCAAACATAGAAACAGCAACGAATGTCAATGTCAGTTGGTATACCCTATACTATGGCAGTACACTGTTGAGTAATACTGATGCAACGTTTGAAGATTATGGCATAGAAAGCAATGTGTCACTGCGTAGTGCAAATAAAATATCAAGATTAACAACTCTAGAAGATCGTCAAGTGGCTAAATTAGCATTAGCAGCCTTAGATCGTGAAGCAAGTGGTAATCCAAGATTTACTCTCAACATAGCCGAATTACCAACTTATTACAGTGGCAATACCGTAGTGGATAATTCAAATCCTGATGGATTAATAGAAGGCAGACCCTGGACATAATTTATGACAATCATCACTGGTCCACAACCAAATCAATCGCCAAGAACTAACACTACAAACTACTGGCATCCGCAAGAAACTAATCTGCTAAATTTACATAAGGCGTTAGAATACAACAGTTTTGGACAACCAGTTCTAAGAACACAATTCGCAGCAATTGCAACTGATGCTTTTGGACGTTTTAGAGTATCTGAACCGTATACTCTTTTTGATAGTACCCTACGTTATGGTGATGATACCAGAGTATGGGATACTGCACTATCTGGATCTGGATCAATTACTCACTTGGTAAATGAAAGCACGATGTCAATGAACGTTACCACATCGTCAGGCGATAAAGTTGTCAGAGAAACAAAAAGAGTTTTTATATATCAACCTGGTAAAAGTCAACTTACTATAAACACTTTCGTTTTTAACGAGGGTAAAGAAGGATTAAGACAACGAGTAGGATTATTCGGTGCACGTAACGGTATATTTTTAGAACGTGATGGCACTACAACATATATTGTAAAACGTAGTTATACTACTGGATCAGCCAGTGATATTCGTGTATCACAAACAGAATGGAGCAATGATCCTTTAAATGGCAGTGGCACAAGCACTATTAATCTTGACTGGACAAAAGCACAGATAATGTGGGCAGACGTCGAGTGGCTAGGTGCTGGCAGTATAAGAATAGGATTTGTAATAGACGGAAAATTTGTCTTAGCACATACGTTCAATCATGCAAATATATTAGACAGCGTTTACATGACCACTGCTACTCTGCCTATACGATATGAAATAGAAAATGTTTCTAGTACTTCAAGCAATAGCAGATTGAAACATATTTGTAATACAGTTGTGTCGGAAGGTGGTTCTACGCCGAAAGTAAGTCCTAGAGCAGTTTCTACTCCATTAACTGGTGTCAATTTATCAAACACTGATTTTACGCCGATCATAGCATTACGTCTTAAATCCGCTCAACTTGATGGTGTAGTAGTGCCATCAAATGTAAATTTATATGGACTTCAAAACGCTGCATATAGATATCAAATATTAAACGATATTACATTAACTGGAGGCACGTGGGTTAGTGCCGCTAACGAAAGCCATGTTGAATATAACATAACTGCCACTAGTTACACAGGTGGTACAAAAATGTTAGAGGGTATATTTGGAGGTAGTATTAGTGGTGCATTGCAGCCATTTAACATGATGTTAAAAGATTTCAATAGCAGTTTGCAACTTACACGAAGAATTGATGGAACTCAAGAAGTATTTCTAGTAGCCGTTCAGGCGACCACAAACAACGATGATTGTGTCGCAAGCATGATTTGGGAAGAATACAACTAATCTGTTAGTATAACAAAAAATTTGTTAGTTTTCCATCTTTATACTAAAATAGTGTGATGCTTAATACTATCATCAGCGACTATACCATATCTTTATTGCCGAGAAAACAAAAATCATCACAAAGTGGATGGTTAAGTTTCAATGCGCCCTGCTGCCATAACAATGGTCATAATTCGGACACCAGAAGTCGCGGCGGCGTACTAGTAGAAACAGATGGCAAAATAAGTTATCACTGTTTCAACTGTGGATTTAAAACCAGTTATGTACCTGGTAGAACCTTAAGTTTCAAATACAGAAAATTACTTAAATGGATGGGTGCCAACGAAAATGAAATACAGCGATTGGTACTCGAAAGTCTTAGATTAAAAAATACCATACTAATAGAAAATCCTATTGCTGTTCAAGAAGAATTTTCATTTGAGTCACGACAACTACCATCCAATGCCATAAACATTATTGATGCTGTAATCGCTAGTGGTGAAAATGTATTTGATGATCTAGCAAACGCAGTTCAGTATATACATGATAGATGCATAGACTTGAGTAAATATAATTTTTTCTGGTCACCTAATATCGAGAATAAATTAAATCATAGAGTAATTGTTCCTTTCTACTACAAGAATCAGATTGTAGGATATACGGCTAGACTTACTGATACAACAACAAAGATCAAAAAGTATCATAGCGATCATCCAGGACATTTTGTTTTCAACCTTGATAATCAACATAAAGATAACAAAATTGTTTTAGTGGTCGAAGGAACATTTGATGCTATGAGTATTGATGGTGTTAGTACTCAAACTAATGATATATCAGAGCAGCAGGCAGATATAATAGAATCTCTTGGTAAAAATGTTATAGTAATTCCTGACTTTGATAAACATTATAATAAGCAAGGGCGTGAAGTTTGGCCAGGTGAAGTTACTATAAAGCGTGCATTAGAATATGGATGGAATGTAAGTTTTCCTGTGTGGAGAAAGGATTGCAAAGACGTAAATGATGCCGTTGTTAAATATGGAAAATTATTTACTCTAAAATCAATTCTAGATGGCGTAGAATCTAATCCCATAAAAATACAAATATTAGAAAAAAAGATAAAGAATGAGTAATAAAGAATATAGTGTTGATTTACAAAAATTATTCATAGAGATTATGGTTCATAATCCTGAATTATATGTTCGTGTTCAAAACATATTCAATCCAGATAATTTTCATAAAAGTGTAAAAAGTGTAGCAGTTTTCATAAAGGAACATACTTCTAAGTATAATGCTATGCCAAAGTTAGCACAAATAAAGGCAGTAACTGGTACTGACTTACAGGATGTAACTGAATTAAGTGTCAATCACTATGATTGGTTCATGGCTGAGTTTGAAAGTTTCACAAAGAAGAATGAACTAGAGCGTGCTATTCTTAAAGCAGCCGACATGATCGAGAAGGGTGATTTTGATCCTGTAGAAAAACTAATCAAAGATGCTGTTCAAATCAGTCTTACCCGTGATATGGGAACTGATTACTTTGCTGATCCACGTGCCAGACTGCTGAAAATTAAATCAAATAATGGACAAGTAAGCACGGGTTGGCCTACCATGGACAAGCGATTGTTTGGTGGCATGAATCGTGGTGAGTTAAACATTTTTGCGGGTGGGTCAGGCAGTGGTAAAAGTCTATTCATGCAAAATATTGCAGTTAATTGGGTTACACAAGGGCTTAATGGTGTTTATTTGACACTTGAACTTAGCGAAGAACTAAGTGCTATGCGTATGGATAGCATGATTGCAGGAGTATCAACCAAAGAAATATTCAAGGACTTAGATAATCTAGAAATCAAAGTAAAAATAGCCGGCAAAAAATCTGGAAATCTACGCATTAAATACATGCCTGCACAAAGCAATGTAAATCAAATCCGTGCTTATCTAAAGGAACTTGAAGTTCAAAGTGGACAACGAATAGATTTTATCATGGTAGACTATCTTGACTTGATCATGCCGGTAAGCGCAAAGGTTGATCCATCTAATTTGTTCGTTAAGGACAAATATGTCAGTGAAGAATTACGTAATCTGGCAAAAGAATTGAATCTTCTACTAGTTACTGCATCACAGTTGAATAGATCGTCCGTTGAAGAAATAGAATTTGATCATAGTCATATCAGTGGTGGTATTTCCAAGATTAATACAGCAGATAATGTGTTTGGTATTTTTACCAGTAGAGCCATGCGTGAACGTGGACGATACCAAATTCAGTTGATGAAAACTCGTAGCAGCAGTGGCGTAGGCACAAAAATAGATTTGGATTATGATATTGACACACTGCGTATTACTGATGCGGGTGAAGATGCACAGGGAACACCTGGAACGATTAAACCACAAATAGGTAGTATCATGAGTTCAATTAAGGCCAAATCTATAGTGGATCAAGAAACCGGCGAGATTAAGGCGCCAGAAGCAACTGCACAAAGTAGTAAATTGAAAAGTTTGCTTAATGACTTAAAGTTAAGTAGAGATTGATTTATTTTTTTAATACTTCAAATAAATACAATATTATAACTAACTTGGAGCTATATTTTGCAAAGAAAAACTCGTAGTATTTTGGAAGAATTAGATTCATTAAAAATCCAAAAAGACAAAAATGCGATTATAGAATCAAGAGCACAACATGTAATTCAAGGTGCAATAAATCTAATTAATTCCATAAAAGAAAATTATAATTCAGATCAGGCCGATGAATTAGAACGTAGATTACTTAACAGTATTAGAAATCAGGACTCGTCTAAGTTTTCTAGAGGTATGAAAAGGATCCAGAATGAAAGTAAATAAAAAAATAAATGAAGGTTTTTTTACCAGATGGATGGATAAACAAACAGGTGGTGAGTACTCAAGACTAAAAGGATTAGATCCAAACGAAGTAAAAAATCCCACTGTTATTTCTCAGGTGGCAATGACCGGATTTAATGATTATAAAAAAAGATTGGATGCGGCAAATATAAATGTTTCTAATAGAGATGATGTATTGGCTAATGAAGATACTATCAAAGATAGTCTAATACAATATGTTAGATCATATATGACTACTGGAGAAGAAAATAAAACAATAAATGAAATTTTAATTGGTATAGAAACTTTGTCTGATGCCTTTAGAAGATTGCCTCCTAATAGTATAAATCTTAACGCAATAAAAGAATATTTTATGGATACGGCTAAAAAACGTGCTGAAATTATTTTTAAACTAAAAACTGAATTACCAACTTCAAATAAAATTGCTATATCCAATATTTCCAGTTTAATGGCCAATATACCAGACACTGATGAAATCGTTTTTGAAACAACGTTATCTACTAGACCAGGAGAGCCTGCATGGGTCTTTATAAGGAAAAAAGGGGTATATCTTTTGAATTTGCCAGATGAACTTAAATCTAAAGTAGATTCCGGTGTTATTGGAGATATTCCCAAGGTAGAAATAACTCACTCAACGTTTAAATATCAGGTCTACGAGGTAAAAAATCCAACATATCTTAATGAAATATTTGAACAATGGAAAAGATATATAGGCGGAACAATTCCATCAAAACTAGACGGATATACTTCGAATATAGAAACTCCTACAATATGAATGGAAATTGAATATGAAACTATTTGAAGTAGAAAATCGTTCGCCAAAGTGGCTTATTTTAGAAGACAAACAGGGTAAAGATTTTCATATAGAACATCTTGAAGATTTGATCTTCAAGCAAGGCTTTAATGGCGCAAAAAGAGCATTTAACTATGTAGAAAATTTAAGAAGAATGTTTGCCACAGGACAGGGTAAGGTAGGAAAAACAAAAGTAAAATGGGATGGATCCCTTTCTATAGTTTGTGGTGCTGATCCAGCAGATGGCAGATTTTTTATAGGCACAGATCAAGCACTACAATTACCTGACGCAGCATGTAAATCATCATCTGATATTGATAAATTCTACGGTGATGATGATCTACTAGCAAAGAGACTAAAACTATGTTTTAGATATCTATCTTCTCTAGAAATAGGAAAAGTTATACAGGGTAAATTATTGTTTATCGCAGATGATATCTTAATATCAAACACAAATGGTCAACAAATGTATACCTTCACTCCTAACAATACTACATATGCTGTGATAGTTGACAGTGATTTAGGAAATAGAATCAGTCAAGCAAAAATAGGAATATTCTTTCATACGACATACGAGGGTAATAATCTAACAGAAATGACTCCAACCTACGAGGCAAATACTTCTGGGATAAAACAGAATAAAAACGTATGGATGAGCGATGATACTTACAGAGATTATACTGGAATTGCCAGTCTGACTCCAGAAGAAAATGCAAAAATATTAGTAGGACTTCGCAAGAGTGCATCTACTATTACCAAAATTGATCCAATAAAATTTAATAGCATGATCAATAATGTTGATTTTTCAACGTATATGAAATCATTCGTACATGACAAAATGCGTGATCGTCAACTGATTATTGATCCTATGAGATTATTAAAAGACTTCATAGAATACTATAAAGAGAAAAACTTAGAAGTATCAACCGCAGATCCAGAAGCATCAGCAAAATCAACTGAAAAAATTGAAAAATTTATAGGTGATAATCTAAATGCAATATTGGGAGTTTTTTCTGTTTACAAAAAAATAATAGAGCTTAAAATGTTGATTCTTGATAAAATCAAACAGATTGAAAGTACCGGTGTATTTGTAAAAGAAAACGATGGATATAAAGTAAATTCCGCTGAAGGCTATGTTGCCGTAGGGAATGATCGTGGCATAGTGCGTTTGATAAATCGTATTCAATACAGTGAAAGTTAAAATATATGAGTCAAAACGTATTTAAACTACAAGACGGCACACTAATGTGTCGTAGAATAAACCAACAAGAAATAATGCCCACCATCAAGTGGCTTGAAAAAATAACAGGCTTAGATTTTAGTAAGGATGTAGACAATAGCGGAATTCCAATTAAGTGGCTAGGCACAACGGGCAGAAAGACCAGCAGTGGTGATTTAGACTTAAGTGTTAATGAGAACGAAATAACAAAAGATCAATTGAAGAACATCCTAATTCAGTGGGCATTAAAATCTGGCATACAGTCAACTGATGTAATGAATACCAAAGTTGATCGTAGTAATTGGATTCAACTATCTGGTGATAATGTACATTTCAGAGCGCCTATCATGGGTGACGAGAAAAATGGATTTGTACAAACAGATTTCATGTTCAGTGCAGATCCAGTTTGGCAACAGTGGAGCATGCGTGGTGGTTTAGCAGATAGTCCGTATAAAGGCATGCATCGTCACGTTTTATTAGCGTCTATTGCTAGAGCACAAAATTATAAGTACAGTTACAAGAATGGACTAATAGATCCTGCAACTGATAAAGTAATAACAAAAGATCCAAATCAGATTGCAAAATTGTTGTTGGGTGATTCTGCTAATAGCACTGATCTTGAGACTATAGAAAACATCTTAAAGAAGATTAAATCTAGACCTGATTATGCAACACTTACAGCATCTGCACGTGAGACGCTGGGGAAAGAAGGTGTTATGTTACCAGAATCAGTAGAGGTAGGATCCATTCGTTGGTTAAGATATTTAATTGACAAGTGTGATCAATAAAAGAAAGAGTATATAATGAAACGTTTTGTTGAATATTTAG